ATATATATATATATATATTCATTAGATAGGATAAGATAACGCATAACCAAAGACAATAAAGCATACGTAACTTCACAGGGTTACAAGGCCACAAGGATAACGCCTAATTGACTAATGCAACTTTAATATTAAGTTATTTCAGTACCTTAGGCGTTATTCTTAAACCGCCAATTTAAGATAATGCAAACTAAGTTATTCCATTATTTTCAGTAATTTCAATAACTTACAAGTTTTTCTCTTTTCACTTACGGGGATAACTTAAAGTAAAAAATCAACCTTGTTGACTCGACAAGGGCTGCTCGAATCATCGCCGACAGCCATCGTATTTTCAACGGGTGAAGTTATGAAAAATATTCCACGACATCTTCCGACAGAGCGACAGCATCATCCGAAAAATGTAAAAATATTCCATTAGGGGTCTCGACAGGGTTGACGGATGATCCCAGTTGAAATGATACGTACTCAAAGCATCTATGCAAAGTGCGTGCCGGTTTCAGAACAATATGAAATAATTATCAAAAAGCTACAATCTGATAGAGACTAATGCAGTAATGCAATAGAATTAATCTCTACCGAATTATGTAATGAAACCAGTTACTTATCTATTGCAGTTTTGCAATAGCAAATTGCAGTAATGCAACAGAACGTGTGAAATAAGACATATTTTTATTAATCTTAAAGTAACTAATATTTGATTGCTTGTAAAACCAGTACCAGTAAGGTTTTAAACCTAAGCTTTTTACTGCAATTATTCTTGTTTGGCACGAAGTTTGCTACATTATAGGGTGGCTGCAATTAAGCAACCAAAAAAAGGAAAGGGAAAGACTATGGAAAATGCAAATGGTAATGAAGTTACAGAGTTCAAGGTTGATGTTATTGCAAAAGACAAGGAAGGCAAGGAATTGGGCAAGGGCACATGTCCTGCCTTCAGTCTCAATGAGGAAGGTTTGAAAAAGGCAATCAAGCGGTACAATTACGAAGGTTTGGTAGAATTAATCAATCGCCAAATTAAAACTGATGCCCGTAATGACCTTGCAAGAGTCAAGAGTGTGGCGGCTCAAGTGAAGGCAAAGGAAAAGAGCGATCCTGCATTTGCTGCTGAGATCAAAGCTCTTCGTGCAAAGTGGGGTATTAATGGGTAGTTAATTTTATTGAAGGCACGTTTGAGGTACGTGCCTTTAAATATGATTAACAACCTAAAATGAGAGGACAAAAGATTATGGAAAAGGTCTGCATCGTATTTGTTTTTATATGTTCACTCGCTTATTTTTTGTTACTGCTAACATTCTTGTAAACTTTTAACTTTGGTGCAATCAAAAACGGTTGCACCATTTTTTGTCTCTACTTCTATGGCACAGTTTTTGCTATAGCAATTATCGTGCCAGCCTAACTGCTTCGTACTCGTACTATCTCTACTCATACAATCCCATTTGAGATAAAGTTTATTGAGACTTTCTCGACTGAGGCATTCCTTGTTGAGATAATGTTTGCTGCGTATATTTCATGCGAGATTATTTCAGTTGAAATAGCTGGGGGATGCCTCACAAAACTCGCCCAATTTTTCAACTTTGATTATCAACTTACCGAGTACGGCGAGCTGCACCAACTTTGTTGTATGCGTATTTTCACCTAATGAGTTTATTACTTAACTAAGTGGTTATCAAAATATGAGCAAAGCTCATTGCATACACAAAACGTAATGAGTGTGATTATCAAACAACATGGATATGGTTGAAAATAGATCGGAAACAGACAAGAAAAACCCTTGACAAAAAACCTTTGGGATTGTAGAATTAAGAAAGTAGAAATGTAATCGTAATCTGGAGTACAAAAATTAAACATGAATCAATGACAGATGACGCATATATCTATCCACCAATGCCTAGAGATAATAAAACGATCCATGATAAAAACCGTTTAAAACATCTTGTAGAAAGGCTTAATAAAGAGCATGCTGAAAAAGATAACATTCAGGCACAAAGAAGTAATGCGGAGACTCCTAGTAGCCGAAACCCCAAAGGAGATAGCCAGAGAATTAGGCTTACATCCTAATACAATTAGTGGGTGGCTACACGATCCTCTCTTTGCAAGTACACTCCTTGATCTTGAATATGCTACAAAGACAAAAATCCTCACTGAAGATGGGAAGGCCGAAGCATTAGATATTATAAAAGAAACAATGAAGGATGCAGCACTACTTTGCAGAGAGACAACAAATGATACAAGTGTTGACTTGGGCCTTCGCATGAAGTCAGCATGGGACATACTAGATCGAGGAGGCCTCAAGCCTACAGATAAAAAGATCGTCGCCGTCGCAGACTTATCCGAATTAATAATCGAAGCACGAAGGCAACGAGAGGCAGCAAAGGAGGAAGCCATACCCATAAGTGCAGAGGTAGTCAATGCAAAATAAATATCATCTCTTTATTATAGATGAGGCAGAAGCCTTCTCAGAGGAGCTTTGGGAGAAACTAAAAAGTATAGATCCATTCAAGTCTGATAGATGCTGTGAGCCAGCCCTCCCCTCCGCTCCGGCCGTTAGGCCGGTCTTCTCCTCTGAGCTGTCGGCCCCCAATGCCTTGGCAAAACCTTTCACTAACCAGCTCTTTAACTAGGCGCATAAAATGCATGAGAATCAAGCTGTAATAGATGCAATTCAATATTATTATAATGATCCTGTTGCTTATGCAGAGGAAATTGAGGGTGTATCACTAGATCCGTGGCAGAAAGAGGCATTAAATAATCTAGTTGAACATCATTTTCTTGCAATTCGTTCAGGCTCAGGGGTTGGCAAAACCTTCCTTATGGGTCTTGCTACTAGATGGTTTCTCTTTACAAGGCCAGGATCTAAGGTTCCAACAACAGCTCCTTCACAGCATCAGTTGCATGATGTCTTGTGGTCAGAGCACTTTAAGAGGATTAATAATAATCAAGTACTAAGCAATCTCTTTGTTTGGACACAAACAAGGATAGGTATTAGGGATCATGAACCTGAATGGTATGCAGTTGCACGAACTGCACAGGTCAGACCAGGAAGTGAGGTAGCTGAGGGACTCCAGGGCTTTCATGATGAGGAAAATATCCTTTTTGTAGTAGATGAAGCTTCAGGTGTACCAGATGCTATCTTTCCTGCTATGGAAGGATCTCTTACAGGAGATGGTTCGTACTGCATTCTTGCAGGAAATCCTACACGTACACATGGATATTTTTATGACACTTTTAATAATCCGGCTTTAAAAAAGCTTTATCACCATATGCATGTTTCATGTTATGATTCTCCAAGAGTGGGTAAAAGATATATCGAGATGATGGCAGAACGGTATGGAGAGAACCATCCAATCTTTATGATTAAGGTTGTAGGTGAGTTTGCTACTGGTGACTCGTCCTATCTTATTCCTCCTTCTTTTATTGATGCTATGGAGAATAATAGTAAACCAGATGTAAGGGGAATGCCTGTAGAGTTTGGTCTTGATGTTGGGAGGGCCAGAGCATCTAGTGTGTTATGTATTCGCCAAGGAACTGAGATTCTGAAATATGATGAAAGGCATAAGAAGGGAGCAGTTACAGATACGAATGAGATTGTTCAGTGGACTATAGAAAATATCCTTGAGTTTGGGCCCGCTCATGTAAAAGTTGATGCTATTGGAATTGGGGCAGGGGTATATGATGGTCTTCATGATGTTTATGGAGATATGATTGTTCCAGTTGTAGGAAGTATGGCACCAGAAGCAGATGTAAAAGAAAGATACTTAAACTTAAGAGCTCAGGGATGTTGGGAACTTAGAGAAAAAGTGCCTTTTTTGTATTGTAAGGATTGGCCTAATCGAGTAATAATGGAAATGGGGGATATACGAACTAAGGCCACATCGAATCTAAAAATTAAGATCGAGTCTAAGGAGGATATGTTAGCTCGTGCAATGAAATCGCCTGATTATTTTGATGCAACTTGGATGGCTTTTATTGATGAGGAGGCATGTGGCGGAGTAAGAGCTGTTATATACGAATTTCCTGTAAGGATAGTAAAAGATACGAAGAGCATGACAAAGAAGTCTGTTTGGAGTTCAGGAAATTTTAGTCCGTCTACATCCTCAAAGAGAAGGAGGTTCGACATTGCGTAAGAAAGATAAGCTCTCAGCTCAGGTGCCTATTGATAAGAAGAGAGATCTAGATTACCCTTCAGGAGAGTACAAAAAACCTACGAGGAGAAATCTTTTAATGACTGAGGTAGGTAAGTCTGGACTGCGATGGAGCTATGGACGAGTCTTGGAGGAGTTTCTTACTGAGCTGCGGGGTAAAAGAGGAGTTCAAATCTACCGTGAAATGTCTGATAATGATCCTATCGTTGGTGGATGTTTAGTTGCTGTTAGACAAATTTTGAAGGAGATTCGTTGGATAGTTAAACCAGCAAATCCAGAATTGAAGGAACTAGATGATGATGCTCTATTTCTTGAAAACTGTATGTGTTCTATGACTCATACATGGTCTGATTTTATGACGGAAGTTATGAGTATGTTTACATATGGATGGGCAGACTTTGAACAGATTTATAAACGAAGAGATGATGGAAAAGTTGTTTGGAAAAAACTTCCTCTCAGATCACAGAGTTCTGTAGAAAGATGGGATATAGATGATGCAGGAGATACTATAGGTATGTGGCAGAGACCTCCTTTAAGCGGTAGTACCGTTTATATTCCAATGAGAAAGTTAGTCCATTTTAGGATTGATCAGTGGGCGAACAATCCAGAAGGAAGAAGTCTCCTACGTAATTGCTATAGACCTTGGTACTTCCGTAAAAATATTGAGGAACTTGAAGGTATTGGTATTGAGAGAGATCTTGCAGGAATTCCTACAATAACGCTTCCTGAAGGTCTAAAGATGGATGATGACTCTGAAGAGACTAAGGCAGCTATAGCCTGGGCAAAGAAGTTAGTTACGAATATTAGAGTAGATGAACAGGATGGAATAATATTACCTTATGGATGGGAATTTGCATTGGTATCCTC